CTCCCTTATGATGTATCTTGGTGTTTTTATTAGCAACCACAAGCACCGACAGTCATACCAGCAACCACCGTAGAAGGTGCTCCTGATAATTCGTTCATCGGGTTTGGTTCTAAATATTGGAAAGTCATATTGTATCCATTTTGGTCACCGAGTGCTTTACCTGTTACAGAAGTTCCCGCAGAGATAAACGCTCCGTATGTTTGACCTAAAAAGAAATAAGCCCCGTTATTATCTTCAACGATAATCGCTAATCTTTGAGATTGAGCGAGTGTTTTCAAGATATTACGTTTTGCTTGTTCCAGTTTAGAGAAATACGTTACAGTTTCACCTTGGTAAAATACAGTTCCGTTCTCAAGTGAAGCATTCACAGTCTCTGTATGTTGAGAGGAAGTTCTGATTAGTTCAAAACAATAGAATTCACCCGTCCCCGAGATTTGTGTAATTGTATCTCCTGTAGATTGTGATATTGAATCGATGTTACAATAATCAGTAATCCACATTGTTTTCAATCCACCCACGTTGTCTCTACAACCGAGAAGAATACCACTTGTTAAATTACAACTCATTTTCTTTTATATTTAAGTTTCAAGTTTATTTTTAAGATAATAAGGGGTCTCCCCCTTATTATTAAAGTCCGTTAGTAACGAAGAATTCAGCGAACGCAACTTGTGTTCCAAGTTTCCACGCAGACATAATTCTTACTTCTTGGAAATCTTGAGACCACCACGCTCTGAAACTATCCTCATCTGAAGTGAGGTCGGTACCAACAAGCATATACTGCATCGGTCCGATTGCGATAAGGTCGCTACCGTTCAATCCAGGAACTCCAACCACCTTATAGTTTGATTGAGGGTGGAATACTTCATAAACCTGTCCTAATGTAGGTTCTGTGAAGTGGAAGTTATTTACGTTTCTCAACGCAGTTAAATAACACTTGAATTGAGATTGAGACATATAGATAATGATGTCATCTCTATCATATACGTTTCTATCAAGATTGTTGATTAGATTGTCTATCTGTGCTAAAATATTGTATGCTTTTTCGGTAACAGAAGAACCAGTCACAGAACATAATGCTGTTTGACCAGTCAATTTAACAACACCAGCAGTGTTGTCTAACAACTCAATAAATCCAGAGAAAGAAGAAGAACCAGATGAAGCATTCCATAACAAGTCCTCGTTGTGTCTCTTGATTTGTTTAGTTTGTAAGTCAATAATTGCTTGCTCGAATGGTGCGTTCTCGTTGTAAGAACCCGCATTGAGATACTGTCCCAACCAAAGTGTGTTTAGTTCCTGAAGACACAAAGATTGATTTACTTTTAATGCCTGAACAGTCACAGGTGCAACCGTAAATGTTACGTCACCTTGCGAATTCCAACCACACGTTGTTCCAGTTTGAACTGATAATGTTTCAGATAAAAGATTCACGTTTTGTGTCCCTTTGATTCCAGGAATTACATTTACATATTTCATCGTAACTGGAGTCAAAACTGCTTCACTGATAATATCAGACGAAAGTTGGTCTGTATAATTTGATAGACCGCCCAAGTCGTAGTCGAAACTCAATTTTGATAATTTGTTTTTCATCTTATTTAAGTTTTGTTTTTTAGTTTTGTTTCATTGCTTCTCTCATACGCTTAAATTGTTCGTATTTAGTAGCAACTTCATTTGTTTCGTTTATTGTTTTTTGAGTAAATACTCTTGAACCCGCAGGTTCTTTGGAAAACTTTTGAAACTTGTTTTCCAATTCTTTTTGTTTTGATGCGATTACATCAAGTTTAGTGTCAAACTTTGAAAGTGCTTGTTGGAATACTTCCGCAATCTCCATCATAGTTTTTTCCATATCTTCTTGTTCAACATTTTCACGTTCAACAATTTTTCCGTCTTTGGAAATAACTCGGATTTTGTTTTCGTTTCCACTCTCGTCTTTAAGGACTACTTCGTGTTCGCCATCTGGTGCTGGTTTTTTCTCATCACCATCTATAACACTAATGTCTTCACCAACATCAAAAGAAGGACTTTCTACTTTAACTCCATCAGGAGTTTCAGCAACAGTAAATCCTGTCTTTCTTTTGTCGTAATCTGTTTTTGATTGAACACCTTGAATTGAACCACCAATAATGGAAATAACATCTCCACTTTCAGTTTCGTAATCACCATCAGATATTGCTGATAATGTGCCGTCAAATCCAACTTTCATCAATCTGCGCCCAACAATCAATACTTCTTCATCTCCATATGTTTCAATACGGAATATGTGACCATCTTTGATTTTTACGTCAGCAAACTTTTCAGACATTGTTTCGTCTTTTGTGACTTCTTTTTCCTTTTCATCTTCCTTTTTTTCATCTTCTGTTTTCTGATAGTCACCCATATCAATTTTTGTAAGAAGTCCATCTTCATCAACTTCTAACTTTGTGCCATCTTCCAACTTATGAATACCTGGAGGTGCAGGAATAAGACCTTCTTCGGTTGCGACATATACTTTATTTCCAAGTTCCATTTCACCTTCCATCTTTACCATAAGACCTTGTTCGGTCTTACCTTCGTAAAATCTTTCTGGTGTTAGTCCAAGGACTTTCATAATACGCTCAACTGCTTTTTTACTATTCATCTTGAATTGATTTTAGTATGTCTTTTATTGTGTTTATGATTTCTGCATCTTTTGAGAAGACAGATTTCTCTGCGAACAGTCCTTCAACAGAAAAACCTGTCAGCGTTTTTGACTTGATAAGTTCCCATATCTTCGGGTCTTCAACCTTCATTGAGACATACCAAGTTCCAGCGGGTAATGAAAAACCATATGCCGCCGATTTATCTTTTTCAGGGTCTTCACTAACCCAACTTTCTGTAATATAAACTTTATCGGCTCCAAGTTTTATTCCGTTATGTTCTATTGATGTTTCATCGGTTCTCTTCTGACGGAGAAACTTATTAGCCATCTTTTGTATTGTTTCTTTTGAGAAGAATACGTAATAAATATTTCCAAGTGTATCGTATCTGTGTATCATTTTATTTGGAACCATCGCAGCACCTACAATAACTTTTTTCTCATCATCGTAGAATACCATTTTACTCATCTTATCTTTTCTTATTGACCGCAACTTACGCTCTGCCCACTCTATACCACTTGTTCCACCCCATCCTAACCAAGCAACATAACCACTATCTTTCCAAGGGGTAGATTTATTTTCCGCACCCACTTCACTATTAGTTTTATGTCTTTGAAATCCAGACATACGAGCAATTGTTTCTTCACTAATTTTTTCTCCACTACATAATTGGTTTGCTCTAATCCAACCAACTTGGGTCATACCTTTAACTTCTTTTCCGTGTTCTTCTTTCCATCTAATCGCTTTACACGCATTATTCTTGGCACTTTCAGGATAGTCATTATAGGTTTGAAACTCTTGTTTAATCATTTCCATCGCTTCCTCTACAGGAACACAATTTGGAACCATACGACCATCGTCGCCAGGTTTAAGACCTATTGGTTCGTAACCTTCCCAACAAGCATCTTCTAAACCATCATCTTCTGCGAAACTACTACCTTGTCTTGGAGTTCCTGGTTTCCACTGCTTACTTCCTTTCTTACCAACATTATCAATAGTCGCAATTGTTCTTGTATCAGGTTGAACTACAGGTCCTAACCCTTGTTCTTCAATAAGCCCTTTTTTACTTGACGCACTATTGATTATCGAGCCTTGTTTTTTGTATATCAATCTAACCCACTGATGACGACAATTGTAAGAACCCCTCCAAGTAAAGATTTCATAGAAGCCGAACTCGGGATTAGCAACATCATCACTCAACGCATCAATATCTTCAATACGATAAACTCTGTTTGCCGCCAACATATCGGCACAAAACTGTCTGTTCTTATTGTCTCTCGGACCAACATATTTATACCTTACTCTAAATGTTTCTTTGTCTAATTGACTATCCGCATTAGGACTGCTCGTTGTAAATCGTTCCTGGTTCATTTTAAGAACGATTGCGGGGGTCATTCTCTCTACCCTTACTATTTCCCACCCTTCGTCTAAAAGTTGATTATAGGGTTCCCCTACGGTTTTAAGAAGGGGGTGTGTATCACAGAAGTTGTCCTCAACAATCTTATAGGGTGAGTATTCTTCTACATCATCTAATTCTTGATGGTTGAATGCTAACCAAGTTTCATCGTGTGC